CTGGCAGAACACCAGTAGTAGGCATAGATGCTGGTGCCACACTCAACTGGGCGGCTTTTTGGACTGTTGCGGTTCCAAATGACGGAATAGCATTGGGAAGTTAGTCATGGCTGTTTTTACAGACGCACCAAATTTCATTCTTGGCCTACCAAGAGTGCAAGCAAACCAATCAAACTTTGGAAACCTTGCAATTACGACATATTACTATCGAACATCCAGCGGAACACGAGCAAGCACAACCTCTTTAGATTCCATACCAGTTGGTGCTGTAATTGAACGAACCTATACGGGTTGACAAATTGCAGTTCGCAACTGTCCTTGCATTTTTTTATTACTTCTCAATGTCTATTTATCGAGAAGTTCAATGAATGAAAAATATGCTTTCTACACAACAACTACAAGCTCTCTTTTAGATGGGAGCAGCATTAGTAGTGGTTCTATTGAAACCTACCACCTTTCTGCAAGCAGTGTTACACCAACCAAAGTTGACTTGACTCAAGGATGGGATTTCAGTAGTGGCACTTTATCTGTTGCAAATCCATCTGCACCAGCAGAAGCAGCCCCAAGATCATATGTTCTTTCATCCATCAGCGAATCTCTTGGAGGCGGTGGAATTAGCAACGCAGCAAAAGGAGCCGTTAAAACTGTTCTTATTGCTGATGATGAAATCGTTTCTTACTTCAGCTACAATGCCGCTAGTGGAACATTGACAGTGGGGGAGAATGAAAACATCAACAACTTTAACATTAATGGAATTACAGATTTTGTTGTTAATGATCGTTTGTTGTTTGCTGTCCCACAATCCGCTGCATGTTTCAGTGCTTCTGGTTCGTGGTCTGGTATTTACACCATCACAACTGTTGGTATACCAGATCCCATGGGGACGCCACCTGTTCTGACTCGTGCTGATGATTTCAACAGCATAGAAGATGTTATTTCTGGTTCCTTCGTTTTTGTTACAACGCCAAGTTCCAGTTTGGATATCTGGTATCTAAAAACATCGGGCTCTATCACATTTGAAGCAACGCCTCTTTTGTTTGTATCAGCTTCATTTGGCGGCGGGTCTTACTCGGGAACTTCACCCATTCAAGTTGTTGGAACTGTCATCTCTTTGGAGTCCGGCAAGATCACACCTTCACATCTTTCAAGCTCAATAGCTGGAAGCGGATTGTCTCTTAGCCCAATAGCAGGGCTGAGTGTGATTCCAGATCCAATTACAGATATCTACAACCCTCTTTTGGTTGGTGCTGGTGGTGTTAGGGTTAGACCAGCAAATTCAAGCCAATCTGGTTATGTTGGCAGCACACAGTTTGCGCAAATTGAAAATGTTATTAGCAGATCTGCAATTCCCGCAACTGCTGGACTCATTGCAACTCCTTCAACAACATCCAACACAGAAACAGTCGGTTTTTACATTGGTGGAGTACCAGAAAATACAATTTGGACTGTTAAGTTCAACACTTTTTCTTTTGACACAGCCAATCCCGTGAACCAATACAGCGCAATTGGTGCTTGCGCTTTTTATCGCAGTGGCAGTGAGGATGTTACTCAAGTTGGGGATATTGAAATACAACACACATTTGCAAGCGGTGCTTTCACTTATGTTACAATGAGTGCAAATGCAATTCCTGGCGTTTCTGGAAGTGTGGATTTCATCATGCAAGGCATTAGCACCTACAACATCAAACACTGGGCCAAGTTTCAGATCACTGAATTCACTTATGCTTGATGGTTCTTGATACTTACAACTTGTGAGTATCGACGACAAATATGGGAGAAACCGCTCTAAGTTTCGTAGGGTTTATGCTTACGGCACCAACCGCCGTCCTGAGATTAGAGAGTTTTTCGACTCTGTAACAGAAGTTAGCAAGTCTTTCAACTTCCAACAGATCATCAGAGATCGAAACTACTATGTGATCAATGGAGATCCAATTCTTACTTTCCCAATGGCTCCAGCAGAGTATCATGAGGGAAGTTATCACACTACTGGTTCTGTTGACTTTATCAACGTAACATTCCCCGGTGGTTTTACCGGAACTCCAATTGTTGCTTTTCGTCTTTATCCTGAGTGGGTTGAAACATCTGGATCAAATGTTGGTTATTGGGCAACTGATGTAAGCACTTCTGGGTTTAAAGCAAACTTCTCAGCGCCATTTGAGGGAAAGTTAACTTATCGTGCTGCTTATGCTGAAGGTTCATACCCGGCTTATGTCACAAGAGCGTCAGGTAGTTATGCTTGGATATCGGCAGGACAGCAAACTGTTAGCAATCTGTCGTCTATTACAATGTCATTTGGCAATTTGCCATCAATACCAACTGAAGTTTTTTCAAATCCTGTTGGTTCTTCAGTGGATTCAACACTGAACATAGGTCAGGCTTATGCTGCGGTTGATGTAAACTTCACAACCAACAATCTGTCTGATGCCTATAACGGTTTGTTTAACGTTGTTGCCATGGTAACTGTGCCATCTGGGTCTACACAACCTGTAGACCCACCATGACTCATCCTTTTAGAAGGATGGCTAGTCTTTTGAGTTCTCTTTTCCCAAGAGGACGACAAGAGATTGCTCGGATGTTTACGAAGCCATACTCTTCTTCTCGTTTGTAGTTGCTGATCCCAGAAGGATTGAGGACATCGCCAATATGTTCGTAGTTTCTTCTATCGAACATGGCAAACTCTCTGTACTCTTTACCTGGATATAGGTAACCTTCTTTTTTTCCTTGTTTTCTTGGAATTTTTTCAAATTCCACAACACACCACTCACCGTTTATTTTCCGGTAGTGTACCAGCGGACCTAACACAAAACGTGTTGGTTCTTTTTCTCTTTCTTTCCATGGTTTTTGCGGTGATACGCAAAGCACTTTGGTTACTGGGTGGACATAGAAAGAATTGCCATAGCATGTCGGATCTTCCAAGCAGGCATCTGGAAGCAGAGATGATCTGTGGCTGCGTTTGGAATAAACCCTGCCATCTTCACCAAGATAAGTGCTTGTTTCAACAGCAAAGTTTGCATGTTGAGCAAGATGCATCTGCATTGTGCTGTGTATGGAAACATTCTCTCTGATCTCAGAGTAGACATCGTTCCATAGTCTCCCAACCTGGGAATTCAGGTATCTCATCAGTGGTGCAGTTCGATCACCCTGAAGTTTTCTTTCAACACCCCGTCCAACAGGTCGGATTTTTTCTTTGTTTGCAGGCTCTTCGACATAACTGGATGTGCAGATGAAATCTGTTTCAGTTTCACCAGCCAGATATCTTTGAACCGCATTGCGAACACCAGAGTTGGTTTTTTCTTTTTTACGTCCTTGTTTTACTTCTTTGCTGCCAAGTCGATAGCAATCGACAATCACCTTGAACATGTCATGTTTCATTACATTTGCTCCTTAAGCTAAATCTTTTTAATCATGACATCCTCCTTTCTTCTTTTTTGTTTGGTGGGTTACTTCTGTGGCTGATATCTCTCAACCACAAATTCATCTAACACAAGTCCAAGAATGCTGCCTATTCCATTGTTGAAATAAACAAGAACACCCTTGTCAGTTTTTGCTGAGAACGTGCCCAGCATACCACGTTTTGCAATGCACCTACCAGGAGATTCGTAATGAATACTACCACCTGGTGTGCCATCATCACGAAGATAGACATCTCTTGTCAGTCTTATCTGCTGGCCTTTTTTTATGCCATTCCAATGAGTTTTTATGTTCATCATCAAGAAATGGTGTGCATGTTTTCTTTGTTTGTGCAGCTAACAGGATTCGAACCTGTAACCTTCCCACACTCAATGGGACGCTCTGCCAGTTGGACTATAGCTGCATTTCTGTAGCTGTTCGGAATTTTGTGGACCTGTTGGGAGTCGAACCCAAGTCTACAAGTCACTCCAACCACACTATCCTACGCGACCTTCTCCACTGTTTATACTCGATTAAAACGCCTGTGGAGTGGCTTCCTGATCGAGTTTCTTGTTGTGTCTTGGTTCAGCTTACTACAAGCACCTCAGTGAACCTTGTTCGATTGTTGCGTTCATTCCTCAGTACGAACAGAACCCTGGATGAACGTTTCACCTAATCAGGCGAAAGCAAAGGCGTCAGCGCCGTTTGTGTTTGAATTACGTTGATAGGCAGTGCAATTCATCTGCCGTCGCGCTGTCGGTTTTTGATATTCCCGTATCGAAGCCAGTCAGGCCCTTCTGTTCTAACTATGCTCTTTTGTGACGTAGATGTCAAGGTATTTAACGACTTTTTTTCTTAGCGGAACAAGTTCTACTTTTCCCGAAAGATTGGCCAAGAACTTGTGAGGCTGCTTACGGTCTTCTTTAACTGACAGTGTTCTGCCTGAAAGAACATAAACAACAATAGGTGCGTTGATGTTCAGAAAATCATAGTAGCTTGGCGTCACTGCTTCCAAACACAAATGTATGTTAACCCAGACCAGAAGTTGTGTCAACTGAAAACTAGCTGTTAAACAACCAGGAGTAAAGATTGTATGCGCTGATGGCTGGTTTGGCCTGTTCGATGTTCACCCCGGCCTTCATGTTCTGTTGGGTTGGCTCTTTTTTGAAGTAAGGAGTTTGTCCTTCTTGGTGAACATATTGAGAGCCATAGTTCGTTCGTTGGAATGCCATGTGTTCAGCACCCAGTTCGTTCATCATAGGCTGAGAGGTTGTGTAGTCTCCACCGCCAAGACGTGTTGTGCTCCTACCCCATGCTGCCAACATTGCCCTGTTTAGTTCGTCGTTGTCAATCTTGTTTTCGGATGCTTCATAAAGATAGCAACCAATAGCAAGACTCATGATAAGGTCGTCATTGTAACCCTTCATAGCTTGAGCTTTACCGCCAGCAACGTTGGTGTTCCAGATGAACGTTTTTGCTTCTTCAGCAAATCTTGAAGAGTATACTTTCAGCTTTTTGTTTCTAACCACTTCTTCAAGTTTTGCAAGAATAGCCTGACGATTCTTTACAGTGGTTGAAAGACCTGGCATCAGGTTCTTTACCTCTTCGTCTGTGACAACCTGATGGATGCCTGTTTTTGCAAACTTCTCATAGTACAAACTTGGATACTTTAGATCTCGTAGTTTATACGCAGTTGCCAAACCGAACGTGTTGTTTTCGGGGCATATCATTGCGGTGAAATATTTGTATCCAAGATCTGCAAGCAGTTCAGCAAACCTATCTGGTGGGATCTTGCCTTGATACTCTGCCACAACCTCATCAGCATCAGTATCAATCACATGACATGTTGAGTAGTCATCAGAATCACCACGAGCAACGTCTGCTGAGATGATGTACTTGTGTCCCGAAACAGGGTACTTCCAAACCCAGATGTTACCATCCTCGCCAATCCTGTCAACAGGAGGCGCTACGAGCTCGTTTATGTAGCTCAACGCACTTTCATGAAGATAGGTGTGTCCCGAACCAAGGAAGCTGCACAGAAGCTCCTGTTGGATGCCACGAGGGTCAAGGTTTCTGCACTGTTCTTGGAACCATGCTTCATCATGTTCTGGGTGGACTGTCCATGGCAGTTTGATACCATGGAAGTCGTTTTCGTGTTTTTCCAGGTCGCAACCGATCCAAGTTTTATGAAACACGTTACCAACACCTTTGGGTGTCGATAGCAAGATAATGTTACCACCAGTTGAAACGGTCGAGTACAGACCCATCCAAAGCTCATCAAAACCCTGAATGTGGGCGGCTTCGTCAACAATCAACAAGGAGATACCTTCTCCTCTACCTGCGTCATCTCCGGTTGGAACAGCAGTGATTCTAGAACCGTTGCTGAATTCAATAGACTTAACGGTTCTACCTTTTTCTTTTGGAAGAACAATCCACTCAGGAAGTGAGTCATACATGGTTGAAACTTTTCTAAGAAAGTTTTTGGCAACATCAAGACGAGTTGCCAACACAACAATGTTTTTCTCTTTCTGAAACAACGCAAGCCACAAGCAGTAACCAGCACAGATGGTTGAAAGACCCAACTGACGGCTCTTTAGAACAATGCAAAACCTGTGTGTTTCAAACTCTTTGATGCATTCATCCTGAAATGGGAAGGTGTCGAACTTGATCAAACCCTTCTTGGGATGTGAGATGTAGCAATAACGCTTGAGGAAGTAGAGCGGATCGGTGCCGCATTTCACAATCTCTTCAAAACGTGCTCGGCCTTTTGGTGCGGGAATGTTGTTTCTTGGCATATAACCTGCTTTTGTAGAGGGCAGGTTTCTCAGTCATCAACTTCAACAAGACAGTTCAAACGATAGTAGGCTTGAAGTGTTGGACGGTATTGAGCATTGGTAATGTATTCAAGACCTTCAGTGACAGACTCATCAAGCATTTTAAGCCTGATGGTTTCACCATCATTTTGCTGCTCATAGTCTTTCTTCAAGTTTTCAAGCGCCCCTTTGATCATCTGAAGGGCTTGATTCTTGTAACGCGCCTTCATCTCGTGAGCCAACTGTGGTGTGTTTGGCATGTTGACAATCATAACAAACAACCCCTTCATCAACTTGTCATCTCGAAGACTGAACTTGATTGACTGAGAAATACCTAGCTTCAGTTGAGTTCCAGTACCCCAACTATTGTTGAGAACCTTAGAAAGATTCATGTATTTGTTAAAGTCTTGTACTGGCATTAAAAACCCTCTACTTCAAGTTAAATAGGTGTTTGGAACTGTTTTGTCGTTCCCGCAAATACTCTTCCCATTGCTCTGGGGGCATTTCATCTTTGTTGCCTTTGCAATGCAACAAACACTTGTCACAACACTGCTTTTTTCGATAGGCAATGGAGTCATCAGAATTCTGCATTGAGAACTTGCAAACAGGGCAAAACAAAGGAACCACGGTTGTTGTATCTGCTGGGCGAATAACAAGGATCTTGCCACCAGCCTCAACCTTCATTTCTCTGTAAGAGTCAAACAAGGACCATGAAGAATTATCGTTCATGCCCTTAGTTACAAAAGGTATTGATAAAATGGACAACGCCAACCTGAAGCGATTTCTTTTGGAAGTTATAGAAAACATCATCAAGAATGAAGATGTTGTTTGGTGGGCTCAGAACTACAGCTATCGCAGTTTTGACACACCAGAAAAAGCTAGAGAGTTCATCTTTCAAGAAAGAGAACGCGCAAGGAAACAAGGCTGGGGTGGCTCCGAAGAAGAAAATAAAGCGTTTGCCAATGCTATGCCTCTGAAGAGAGTCGGAAAGACATACAAAATTGGCAAACCACAAAAACAAGTGAGACTTGACTGGGCTGAAGTTGACATCAAACCAAACAACCCAGAAGAACTAGCTACAGATGGCTGGATCAACATATTTGATGGTGAACGCCTGAGCAGGCCAAGAGTTGTTTCTGTTGCTAGCATCAAAACAACAGAAGTGCATTCTCAGACAGAAGAAGGCAAAAGAAAAGCCAAAGCGATTGCTAAGTCTTTAAGCTCTCCTGGGGCTTGGTTTGTGCCGATTGTGATAGATGAACAGGGGTCCATTGTTGATGGACATCATAGGTTTGAAGCTGTTTTACTTTTGAAGCTGGAAACAGTCCCAGTTCAAGTTGTTCTTGGAAGAAGCTGACTTGACGACTTATTGAGCAACATACTTGGTTTCTGAGAAACGTCTATCACCAACAAGTTTTTCCCAAACCTCACTGTTGATCACTTCCCAGATATCCTTGGTTTTGCCATTCAACACAACAGTCCTACTGATGAGTCTTGTTCCGTGTGAGTAGTCTTTATAGAAGTCACCATGAACAGAGGTTTCAGGCTGTATTGGTCTGCCATCCAAGTAATGCCATCCATATATGACAACCTTGCCCTTGGGGATTCTTTTGTTGATAACGATGTCTTTCTTGTGCCCACCAAGCAAGTTGAAACTGCGCCCATTCAACTGCTTGTCTATTTCTTCGCTGTGAGCTTTCAGCGTCTCAAAAGAGCCACGGTTTGTGCCAACAGTCTTGGGACTCAACTTCACATCACAAGATCTCCAGATCTTGTCAACAAGGTTTTTCGTTGGAAGTATGCAGTTGAAATGATCTGCAATTTTTTGAGCCGTTACTGGAAGCAGTGAGACTCTTATTCCTTCCAAAGAAAGATAGTCATCTGAGACAAGAAGCTCCAGGGTGTTGTCGCTGTCGCGCAAAACAATGCTCTTAAAGAGTGGTGGGTTCTGTTGAAGCTCTTCTAGCAAAGCCTGCTCTTGGCGTGTTGAACCTTGAAGTTTCCAAATGTCTGATAAAAGCATCTTGCACCTTGAGTTTTCGTTTTGGTCACATAACAAGAACTTCACCAACAGCTTGGCTCAAAACATCGTCCAACATCTCTTGGAGTTCTTCGGCATACTGATCAAGCAAACCTGTGTTGTAGGATTCCATGTCATCTGGAGAGCCTGTGCGTTTTTCTTTTCTCCCCCAACCAGCAATTCCAACAACCATCTGGCGTGGCAATGGGTTGAGAGTGATCTTCCCAGTAATCATGTATTGGGCAAGAAGCTCATAGCCAAACTCAAACCATGATCTGATTTTTTTGTCTCTGGCTGCTTTCATGGTGCCAAGTTCTTGTGCAACATACTTCAGCATCTTCTCTCTGTTGTTGTTGTCATTCCACCCATAGCCATTCTTGGTGTTGATGTTGTAGACGCGGTTCATGATTTCATCAATGATGTACCTGAGTCTGTTATTGAAATCATTCCAAGCTCTACCAACACTATTGGAACTTCCACGATTACTAGCTGCAAAAGCATGTCCAAGGCGATGCGCCATCGTCCAACCTGTGAGCGGAATCTTGTCCGCGGCAACGTTGTTTGTGAAAATGATACTGATATGGTTTGAATTAAGTGGGATTTCTTCAGGTGTCAGTTTCATCTGGCTATAGACAAAATCTGGAGAAACAACTCCAACTTCTCTGAATTGTGGCTTGTTCACTCTTGGATCATTGACAACATAGATGTCAAAGTCCCAAGGCGTTTTTTGCCACTGTCTTTTGATCTTTTCAATGCCTTTTGGATGAGTGACGAGATCCCGATCAACCTTTGAACTTATTGAAGAACGGCGATTGAAGTCGCCAACTGTTTTATAGTTGGCGATTGCCATCTCTTTCTGTACTGTTTCAGCAATGAGTTCTTTAACTTGTTTTTCGCTAAGTAGCATTCAGGTAATTATGCGTTTCATGCTTCCACTCTTGAATCTTGACCTGTTGAAACAACTTCGATGATTGAATCCGCAGCTTCTTTGACTCGCTGCATGTGTGAGATCACCATGATTGTTTTGAAGCCGCTTTTGAGTGTTTGCAAGAGTTCCAAGCATTTTCCTACATGTTCTTCATCAAGAGCATTGAACCCTTCATCAAGAATGATCAGGTTTGACTTTGGAAGGCTGGACAGGTTGCACAAAGCCACTCGAATGGCAATGGATGCAATCATCTTCTCCATACCAGAACCAAGTTCCAGAATCCTTCTTGAGTGGCCATCTTCGATGTAAACATCCATAGAGTTTGATCCTGGTTCTGTCTCAAACGTGATGTTGAAATCCACCAAGCCACCAAGAAGATTGGCAAGCTCTGCATTGATCGCAGGAAGTTGCGTCTTTAGAATAATTGCAGGAATGCCATTCTTGTGGAATGCTGCCTGAACGGTTTCAAGCACTTTCGACTTGTTAAGCAGCACGGAAGCATCTTCCTGGTCTTTTGAAAGCTGTTCAAGCTTTGCCTTGTTTTTCCCTATCTGGACAAGGGCATCACTCTTCGTTCTTTCTTGGGCGAACAAAGCATTCTGTAGTTTTGTCTGCTCTTTCTTTTTCAAGTCGAACATTTCCGCATCATCTTTGCTGGCTGCAATCTCAAGAAGCTTTGTCTCTTCTTGCTGTGCTCCCTTTAACCACTTGCTAATATCAGCATGTGACTTAACCACCAATCCCAGTTGTGTTTCTTTCTCTGCTTTCTCCTTGGTGAGTTCTTTGAGTGTTTGGCGAATCTCAAGGTGTCGAGCCATTTTCTGTTTCAACTGAAGTTCTTGATACTTCTTCAACTCTGCTGAAATAGCAGCAAGCTGCTTTGAGGATTCAACAAGTTTTGCCTTGTTTGCCTCGATGGTTTTTTTGTCTTCATGAGAGTCCTTGATGTACAAACAGCTTGGAAACTGATCGCCACAAGGCACCAAGGTTAGTTTCCTGATGTTTTTCTCTTTGGCGGCAATTGACCTCTCTTGTTCACGAACATCAAGGCTGTAATCAGTCAGGTTCTCTTCGATCTCTTTCATTCTCTGTAGGTCTGCTTGAAAACCAACAAAGTCAATCTGGTTTGATTCTTCTTCCAGAAGGTCAATCTCCTTTTGAATGTTTGCGATTTTGTGAGCAAGAACAGTACGCTCTTGCTCTGCATTGGCAAGCTGTCTGTTCAGAGAAAAAAGCTTCTGTTGTGTTTTTAACAGATTTGCTGCCGCTTCAATGCTGTCACTAGATTCGTTCTTGGCAATCCAAGAACGAACTTGATCAAGTTCATCCCTTAGTTTAGTGATGTTCTCATCAGCAACCTTCAACTCGTTTTCTTTTTCTGCGATTGCAGAAAGTAGCTCCTGAGATTGCTTGAACCAATCTGTGGAATAAGATGATGCTTTCACGGAAAGAACTGCAAGCTCTTCCTTTGAGAAGTTGTAGAGTTTTTCAAAGATGTCAAGATCCAAGAAGCGATTCAAGATTGCTTTTCTTGATGATGGACCTTCCTCAATAAACCTTTCCATCTTACTCTGAGTTGCCACAGAAGTCATCAAGAAGTCCTGGGAGTTTCCAAGCAGTTTTCTGATTGCTTTGTCTGTCTCTTCTCTTGTTGTACCATTCAGGCTTGTTTCAGTTCCATCTGGGTTGAGTTGGGTGAAAACAACTTTTGTTTCGGTTTTGTCACCATCAAACTCCTCAAGGTCTTCTTTGGCTTTCTTGCCTTTTTTGGGGAGAGCAACTCTCTGTGAAGAACGTTCAATCCTGTAATCTGTTCCATTGACAGTGACAACAATCTTGGCACTACATGACTTCTTGTTCTGATTCATGATCTGGCCATTCTTGGTGATTCCATCACGATCAGAACCATTGAACAAAGCATACATCAGTGCTCCAACAAGAGAACTCTTGCCGAGTTTGTTCTTGCCAAAAACACCAACAACACCATCCAGGTTGTCAAAATCAATCTTGTTACCAGGCCCATAGCGAAACAGGTTGTCAAACTCGAACTGTTTGATAGACCAGTAAACATCTCTTGCCGTTTCAATCTCTGAAGAGTTGAAACGATCAAGAAAGGCATCAATCACTTTGCACCCTTCATCAATCAAGCTTTCTTCGATCTGAAACTTCTTTGAGTTCAGATCAAGAAACTCACGATAAAACTTGTGCATGACTGCCTTGTCGTTTCTAAGACTTGCCTTTTTAACACTGAACTCTCCGTCACTGATCGAATCGTAGTCAAACCCTTTCTCGGATTTGAACAGCACTTCTTCTGCACCACGAACCACCTTTAGTTCATGGGCCATCTGTCGCTCGTAAAGGGGGTTTAAAGGCATCCTAGAGGTCACTCTGTACCTTGACCCTGGCAGGAGCTCTCTGTGCCCTTCTAGGGCTTTTATTGAATGCTCAACATCCAAGATCCACGGGAACGTGATGAAGGGCTGGAAGTTCGCTACTTCTTCAAACGAAACATCCCAGTCATCTTTGCTTCTGATGTCCCAAACCAAAAAACCCTTAACTTGTTCTTCACCGAAGTTTTGTTGAATCGTTGAACCTGGGTAGCCCACCCATGGTTTAAGAGTTCCGTTCTTGTCTGCTCTTTCTGCAAGATACTGCCGTTTGTGGATGTCACCAAGAAACACAAAGTCATATTCATCAAACATGGAAAGCATGACTTCTGCTTTTGAATCCGGCATGATCCAGCCATTGTCCATCCGTGTTCCACCAACAGAGCCGTGGAAGGCTGCAATGTTCAACAACCCAGGAGTTGGAACCACATTTGCCCAACCCTCTTTGTCAAAACAAGAAAACACACAAAAGTTTACAGCAGGCTCTATTACTTTGCCTTTTGCATCTAGTTCGACCGGCAAACTATAAACACCACTCTTTTTCAGGAGATGAATTCGTGGATTATCTATTGCTTCGATGATGGGCGAGATGGCATCTTCTCTGCTTTCATTCGCTAGATTGCCATCATGATTTCCAAGGATTGCATAAGTGTGGGCAATATCAGCAAAAGACTTGAACATCCAAGCAAGACGACCAATGACTTCTGGTGAAATACCAGAGGTTTTGGTGTGGAAATAGTCGCCACCCAAGAAGATGATGTCCGGCTGAACCTCCCACAGTCTTTCGAACAAAGCATTGAAAGCTTTTGTGTATTCTTGATGGCGTGTCAAACCTCGCCAGTGAATATCTGATATATGAGCTATTTTCATGTTCTTATGTTCCGTGTTTTGAATTCAAATGCTTATTTCAAGAGAGTTTCCACTTGAAAAAATCCTGGTTTGTAAAAGTTCTGGCGTTTTCCGCACACACCAGAAACTCTTGCTTGGTCATCTGCCCAACATCATTGTAGGCAGTTGGAACATCAAGGATTCTTACTGTGATTCCATATTCCAAGAACAACTTCGCCAACTTGTAAGTCTTGTGCTTTGCATCATTGTCAAGCGCAAGAAGCACTGGTGTTCCGTGAAACACGATCTGCTGAAAGAGTCTGTATGACGCATCCAAGGTGGAGCCAAGCAGGCAAGTGGCGTTTGTGCTACACTTGATTAAGTCATAGACACCTTCTGTTATGACAAGCTCTTCAGACCAATCAATGTTGATTTCATTGAAAACAACGTTCTCTCTTGGCAAGTTGGGGTTGATGTATTTTTGACCAGACAGCTTATCCCAATAAGCCCTTGCGGAAAAAAAGTTAAGATCTCCATCTTGATCAAATGACGGAGTGATCACCCGAAACCTGAAGTTTTGTTCGCCTTTTGGTGGTTTATAGTCTGTTACGCCAAACTTCCAATACCAGAGTTCAGACTCAGTGACTCCCCTTGTTCTGAGGTATCTCCAGGCATCGTCAACATGTTTGATTTTTCTGTTAAGGTTGCTTGCTATCATGATGAAACCAGTTGGCAACTGAACTTGCCTTTCTGGTTCCGACTGCGTGTGTCCATCAAACATGTCTTTGATGGAAAGACCACACTGCTTGTATTCTTGTTTGACTTTGAACCTGTCGTGGTATTCATCAAGAAAAAAAGGATGATATTCCGTCAACAGATTGGTAAGGTTGGAAGAGCGATAACCGCAAACCCAGCAGTGAGTTAGAAAGTCTGTTGTTCTTATCACCAGCTTTCTCTTCTGGAGGTCATCTTTTAGTTCAGCGCACTTTGGACAAACAACAGAAGCATTCAATCCACCGTTTGACAGGGTGGATTGCCCGAAACACTTTTCGATGAACTCTACTGCTTGACCTTTGGTGTGCATGATTTGTTCGATAAACTTAGCACGCCTGGATTAGAACTAAAACATCAAGGATTTAACAACTGACCACCGCGGCAAATCACAAAAGCATCAATCTCGTCTGCAACGCCTTCGGCGGGCACAACCTTGCCTTTGTCTTTGCCTTTTGAAACAACTCTTGTTTCAATCTGGATCTTGGGATAACATTGCAGAACGAACTCTCTGACTTTTTCTTTCACTGGCTTCTTGATGGCTTTCTTGTCTTTGTAGCCAATCATCTTGCGAGCAGAAGTGACATTGACATCAATGATGGGCAGTTTGAATTGTTTATGGCACTCATAAGAAATGATCCCGTTCATCTTTGCCAGTGCAAACAAAGTATCTGCTGATGTAAACCCGGTTTTATATGCCTTGGCGTTTGCTTCCACAAACACACGCTGGAAAACGCAAGGAGGTGGCCCTGCGTTGCTCGCACATTGTAAAAAGCGTATCTTTGAAGCAAGCTGTTCCATTGCATAGTCCACCTTCTTCCACATGGAATCAAATTCGTCGGTTGGCAAACTGATGTGAAAAAGCGAGATGATCTCTGATGTCTCATGATTCATGAAACAAACGCCAATTACAGATGTTGAAATATCAAGACCCACATCCACTTTCCAGTGTTCTCCTGACTGGGGATGGTCAAGATGATATTCAATCATCTTCATTTCGTCTGTTTTTTTGTTCTCGATGATGTGGGTGTCTGAGTTGCTGCTTCGTTGATCTTTCGAAGTGCTTCTATCATCGTGTTTGTCCAAAACTCGTAGGTTGTCTTTTGCTTTTGATTTACGCACCACGCTTCTGCTGCTTTCGCTTTCTTCATAACCATCGGGTCATTAAGCTTGTCCACTCGTTTAACTTCTGCAAGTTTGCGAGTGCCATCTTTGTAGGTTATCAGGAAGTCAGGATAGTATGTTCTGTACTTGCCAGTTTTGGCATTGGAGAGATAATTTATTGCCACGCACTCATAGCCGTATTCTTGGACCTGTGGATCAAGATCAAGATACTTGGCAACCACCAGTTCCCAGCCAGAACGATACTTGATTGGCGTTAAACACTTAGGACTTCTATGTGTTCCGGTTTTGTAGTGTTTTCTTTTTCTTCTTTTCTTGATTGCCATCAGACTAATATCCTCTTAAGGGCAATAAAAAGATAAGTGGAACACTACCAGTAGAGGGAGGAGGGGGAGTATTTCTCTCTAAAGAAGATTCGAGCAAGAACAACAAGGAACTGTTCCGGGTCAACCTTGTTGATCTCGGTGGTTGACTTGAGCATGTTCAAGAGTTGCCTGTTTTTTTGGAACATTGGTCCAAGGTCTTTTCTGTTTGACTGTTTCCAGACATACTTGCTATCAAGATAACGCTCTTCATCGTTTCCATACGAGTGTTGCTCAACTTCACTTCGTTTAGAATACCTGAATGAATCATTTTTATTGGAATACTTTAGTGGAGTTATGTCAAACTCACCAGATCTCTTTAGGAACAAGTGTTTCCACACATTCTTTGCTGCTGGCCTGATTGAGTGTCTGTCTGGTGTCATTCCTTTTTCCCCAGCAAAACTAAAGGCTATGTCATACATCAAAGGCCCATAGCCTTTTTCTGCTGCGCTGTTCTGAACAACCCAAGCATCATATTCATCTGACATCTCAACTCTGATCATTCCAAAGACTGGGTTGGGAATAGATTCGTGTAGTTGAGTTGATCGAATGGTTTCCATGTCTGGAGTGTTGTAAAACTTTGTATGCGCTTGATATAGCGTTTTTAGTATCTCTGTGTCATAGAGGATGCAACGCATGTCATTTGCATCTCTTTGAACATAAAGAGCCAAATGAGAAGCTTGTTTGGGACTAACCGCTTCTTCTCTCAAAGCAGCAAGCTCAGACAAAACCATGCGTTTTATTTCTTCTTTGAGTTCTATCATATAGAACCTCCACCATACTTCAGATCAAAGAAGTGCCTTGCAAGTTTTATGAGAACCTTCTCTATGTTTAAGTTTCTATCCACGCTAGACTGTGCTTGCGCTGCGTTTGCTTTCAATCCATTCAGGTCGGCTTGGTTTGGATTTCTTGACACATATCGCGCATCAAGAAACCAACTGTCGTTTTCATCTGAAAAAACTGCACACTCATCATCTTTTCGTAGGGGGTACACTCTAACGTCGTTTTGACGTTGAGTGGCATAATATTTCCAAATGTTTCTGGCTTTTCTAGAAACACCTTCCACCCTATCAGGCATCAAACCTGTTTTGCCAGCATAAGACATCGCAATATCGTACAACAGAGGTCCATAACCTCTTTCTGCTGCACTGTTATGAACAACCCAGCCACATTCGCTCTTTTTAATTCTGATGTATCCCACAACTGGGTTGGGGAACTCTTCAAGAAGATTTACAACAGCCCAACCACTAAACTGATCTTCCAATAGCGAATTTTTACCTTTCCCGCTAATCGAAGAGGTTCGAAATCCACCTTTCCCAAAGCCGTTGTTGTTTTTTGACAAGTTCCGACTACCGCCTTTCCCAAAACTGTTGTTTTTGCTTAGTGTTGGTTTTTCGCTACCAGGATTGGATGGATTCTCTTGATTATCAGGAAGTGTGTTGCAAAATTCAACAAACTTTGCAGTGTTAAACAACACAAAGTGAACAAAATCGCCTGTGTTAAAAATTGATAAACCAACTTTTTGAGATGCTGCTTCATCTGGTCGCACTGCTATCTCTTTCACGGTTTCTTCAACTACAGTGCGAATAAAGTTTTCTAACAGTTTCAGTTCGTTCATGTAAGCCCCATTGACCCGCCAAGGCCCCTAGCAAAGCAATCAGTGCCAGATGCTACATTGCACGACCAGAACACTGACAAAATGTTTGGAAGCCGTAGAATCGACTACAGATGCCTTGGCGTTATTCGGGTATAAGTAGGTTTGAATTGAAGCCCTTTTATGATTGTTTGGTGTGTTGAACTGGATAATTAAGTGCTATGAACATCATAACCAAAAAACAGCTTAGTTCTTTGATTCGAGAAACTGTGATGAAACAACTCTCGGAGATTGAAGCGAACGGGCATTCTTTCGTTTACAACCATCTTCATGTTGGTCCGTTGCGGGTTCGTTTCAAGTACATCAAGTCATCACCTGGGACACGTTTTGACCCTCCAACGGAATCAGAAATAGAGATTCTTGGATTGAGTTTTAACGGAAAACCTGTCAGGGAAGAACAAGTTGTGGAAGCAGAGAACGAGCTTTTGGCACAAGAAGGCGAGCAACCAATCAGCGTTGAAGAACTGATTGAAGACATTGAGTATTCTATCAAGAACTCAAAACCTCAGGATGTTATCCCCCGCTAGGTCCAAAGTATCTCTTGTTGAAAAACTCGTTGGCTTGATCTTCAAGCTTCGTAACAAATTCTTCTGCTGCACTTGGGTCAAGGCTGGAGATGAAGGTGCTGTGGTTTTTTTCAAACCCAGACAAACTCAACCTGTTCTTCATCACAAACTTATGGTTGAGTATCTTGGTTGGATCATCCTCTTTAAAGTTACAAGAGGGTTTTAGTGGGATCTTCTCGAATTCATCAGCACGATTTGTTGCTAGAAATTTCCAGATGCGTTTAGCAGCGTCACTGACCTTTGCCCGACCAGACATCAACCCAGACTCACCAGCTACCGAGAAAGCAATGTCATAGAGAAGTGGTCCGTATCCTCTGGTGGCTACTGATGTGACAACCCTCCATGCTCCACAACCTGGAACCTTGGTTATCTCAATCATGCCAACAACCATTTGTTCCGTGGAAGCTAGCTTTGGGTCATAAAGCATGATTGTCAGAACCCCACTAACCTTCGTGCTATAAAGTGCAAGCCCTTGGTTAACAGCATGATCAAGAGGAACAGCAGCTTCATCAAGTGATGTCATCTTGTTGGTGAACATGTGAGTTGCCATCAACGCAATAAGTTTCTTGGCGTTGTAGTTGATCTCTGATGACAGACTCTCAATGAATTGGTCGTTTCTTGCTTTCAAACCATCCAACCCCTGAATTGGTGTTTTCATTGCATAGATGAAATCAAGATATGGCTCTTTTCCGAGCTTGTTTTTATCAATGAACTTGCAGTTGGCTGGCACTGGTTTGATTGAAAACTCATCACTTCTTTTATCCGTGATGAACTTCCAGATTTTTCTTGCATGTGGTGAAACCAAAGACCTATCCGGCATCAGCCCCTTGTCTCCAACAAGAGAGAAGGCAACATCATACATGAAAGGTCCAAACCCACGTTCAGCAGCTACGCTTGAAACCATCCAAGCTCCGCAATTTTGCTTTATCCTGATCGTTCCAACAACCGGACTGCGAAAGCCAGTGATGATTGGATAGTTTTTCTCCATTCTGAAGCTTTGACGAATCATTGCTGGATCATAAAGAATGGCTTGTTTTTCACCAGCGTCATCAGTTATCAGCAATGCCAACCCCCTGGAGTCAGCATTGCTAGGACCAGCAGCCAGTTCCATCAACTCTGCTTGTACTGTTTCGGTGATAAACTTTCTTAACTCATGCATGATCAAGTTAAATAGAAAATTAAAAATCCATCTTTACTTTGAACAACAGGTTGTCGCCTGTTCTTGCCACGATGGGTTGCGCAAGAGATGTTTTTGCAACTATGTTCAAGTTGTCATCGTGTAGGTTGATACCAGTGATGTAAACAAATCTTTTGTCTGTGTCGTTGGCATCAGTTGATGCGCTAACAGGAAGATAGTTTGGATTGCTTGAGGATATTGACATCATCGAGCGTTTAAACAGGTTGTATGTCAGGATGTGCGTGTTTTGTTTTCCCTTGAAAGACAGTTCGAAGTTGTCTTTACCAAAGAAGTAAAGTGAAGGGTGCTTGAGCAGCACAATGCCTTCATTATAGAACACGTTTCCAACACTGGACCAATCTGGAGAAGAACCAGAAGTGTTTGAGCGATACAGGTTTCCTTCGCCGTCATCGACCAAGGTTAGTTCAAGTTTGCCAAAACTACCTGTTGTGTTGGTGTCTTTAAGAACCAGAGTCCCAGGCTCTATCTGAAGTCCGTAGTACAGGTTCGACACATCAAAGAACACAACTTGATTGGAAGAGTTATCTCCAGTTCTCTGAAGAACCGTGTATCTTCCATGAGTGCTTGGTTCAGTTCCAAGGCTTTCTGGGCTGACACCATTCAGTGCATCAACAAGAGAACCTGTTTCTTCTTGTGCTTGGCTTTGAAACAACGTCATTGGGATAAGGTTGCGCAAAGTCACAAAACCCGGTGATGTGCTGCCATTGTCTGTAACAAACTGGGAAGAGTCAACTTTGAACGGAGCCCTGTAACTCTGCGTCACAGAGAAAGGGATGCCAGCCACAGAGTTGTCATCTTTTCCTGGGATCATGAAGGAGAAATTAGGAAAGAACCCACCATTGTCATTTGGCAACACAGTCATGTGTCGCTTGATGTTTGAGCCTGTTGCATAGCAATATGCGTTGAAGCTTTCTGGTGTTGATGCACTTCCTGTGAGAACGGATGCTGTCAAGTGAAACAGACGAGCATAAGTGCCTGTTGCAAAGTCTCTGACAAAGTTCTCCAGGTTCAGATAGTGACCAGCACACCCAAAAGACACATTCACGTTGATTGGTGATGTTGATGTTCCATCTGTTTCATAGAATGGAGTAGCAATCATCCCTCCATAACCAAGGTGGAACGTTCTTTC